TTATCTGCTTCGTCAGTAAGAAGTTTCTTAATTAAATTAGTTGTTATTCTGAATCTATGAGAACCAGGAGCAGCATAGTTAGATGTGCCTGCAGCGTTATCATTGAGTGATAAGTCATCTTCTGGGGTGACGATTGATTCGAGGATTTCAAGTCCGATCCTGTAGGCAGGTGTTGTTCCATATTGATCAAGAAGAATATATTGATAAGGTACGTCTACAAAGAAACCTCTGATGAAATAAACACCAGGTTGAATGTATGCAGCAGAACCAGTTTGAATTGCAGCAGTAGGAAGTAACTGTGCAAAAGGTGAACCAACTTCAATCAAAGTGGTTCCAAATGTAATTTCAGTATCAGTAACTAACTGTTCATTATTTGTAAATGTTGTTTGAGTCTGTGTAGTTCCACCAGATTCAATATACTTAACATAAAGAGTGATATATCCTTTCTCAGAAACTGTCTCAGAGACACTATATAATACTTTTGCTTTAACACCAGATGTCAAACCAGTGATAATTTTATTTTCTAATTGAGTTCTATACAATTCAACATCAGCACCCAAGAATGATTCTTGAAGCATGATGGCATCAACTTCTAGGTCATAACCAATTTGACCTGGTATAACCATCGCACCATCTTTGAATAGATGAGAACCTACATTCTCAATCTGATTCTGCATAGTGCTTTGTAAAGTCGTTAATTCCCTTGCTTGAATTGGGAAACCAGGACGAAATAGCACTCGATAAAAGTTTTTCGTTTTATCGAAATCGTCGTAATAAGGTGTGACGTTTAGATTTGTATTTTGTGCCATTAGAACTCGATTACGATTTTGATGTCTTCTACTTGGTCGTTAGCACGACTGATTGCTCTCCTATTATCTATATACACAACGTCACCGCTATTTGACTTGATTTCGGGTTTAGAATATCCATTGTTGAATTTCATACCCAAGTCATACTCGGTGTTGTTAATTGTTCTAGAAGAAGAGTTCGGCACGGCTGGAAAGTTAACATCAGGTTGACCAGCAGCACCAGATGTTGCACCATTGATGACATTAGAACCATCAAATTCATTTTGAGTACCTGTAACCTCAGGGAAAATACCATCAACTGCGTTCTGATAATATTTCAGAAGTTTAGTTGTAGCGTTCCAAGAAATTACTCTTCCACGAGCAGTAACGTTGGTTCCACCAACAACTCGTGTTTGTGTAATAATTTCATCAGGCACATAGTTGCCTTGGAATGTAGGAGAGAAGATAACTGCTTTTGTAGCAGATACTGTCAAGTCAGAAATAAGTTCTTCAGTTCCAAACTTTAGAGGGTTTGTGATAAGACCAATACGACGATAGTCGTTATCAATAGGGAAATCACCTGCACCTTCATCATATGAGAGTTTGGCATTGATCATTACACGGAATGCACCAATCTCTACAACAGCGTCAGCACCATGACCGTTTGGAGGAGGAATGATAACATCAACCTGTCCACCAGTTCCTGTTCCAACACCTGTGATGTTGTCAATACTGATTTTACCGAATGTATATCCAGTTCCACCAGATGTAACAGTAGCAGAGATAACTTTACCACCATCAATAACAATAGAAACACGACCACCAGTTCCATCTCCGTTGATGGCAACGTTGTCATAAGTTCCGTTGTTATATCCAGAACCTGCTGCATTGATTACAACAGTATCAATTTCACCAGATACAGCGTTTGTTTTTACCGCAGCATTAGTGAAGACTGGCATGTAGTCATTCGAGAAAAACTTAAGAACGCTTGCAACTGGAATAGTGTACATATACTTCCAACGATACCCATCGCCAGTAGTGATGATGCTAGTGCTAGTGCCAGTAGGCTCGACAGTAGAAGGTTTACCATTAGGATCAGAGGGTGAGGTTCCATTGTAAATGCACTTGTATACTTGATACTGAGAGTTTACAACGTAAAAATCAGAATCATATAACTTAGTAGCACCTGAGGCAGCAGTTTTACTAGGAGAATAATCTTGACGATACATGTCATAGGTGAAACCTAATCCACCAGTAGTTTCTTCTGGAGAAACCCAGTCGATACGTCTTACCACCTGTACAGTGTCAGATGCAAGCACTCTTTTCAAAGATATCATGTCATCATAAGAACCAGAAAATTCAGAGAATGAATCTACTGCCTGTGGTGGCGAGTTTTCATTATCCCAAACTTGTGGTCTTCCGATAAACAAATATACTCGGTCTCTAGATGAACCAGCAGCGTCGTCGCTCTGAGTCGCATCGGGACCTTCAAGTGCCTTGATGAATTTTTTCGCTGAAAAAATTCTAAATTGATCAGTTAATAGAGCTGCCATGTCCTAGTGACTATATGTCCTCCTGTTTATTTATGCTCATTTTGAACGAACAGTTGCTAGATACTCAATTCTCTTGATACGATAGGTTGCACCTGCGTTACCAACGAGATTTTCTCCACCTAGAATTGCCTGTGCAACTGCACCTGCACCAGTAGTATCACCAGTTGCATTGGTAAATGTTACTGTAGGGTGTACGTTATAAGTTCCGTCAACTGTTTGTGGGATACCATACCCACCATTATTGATTGTTAATGAAGCAACTTGGTCACCTGCAGTTGTTAGAACTGCTGTTGCTGTAGCTTGAATGTCCCCAGTATTTTCTATCGCAACTGTTGGAGGAGCAGAATAGTTAGTACCTGGATTTTGAACATTGAAATCAACAATCGTGCCTTTCTGTGAAAATTCATAAAGATAACCAGCAATACCAATAGCAATATTACCTGTGTTATATGGGACTACGTTCTGAACAACAACTGAAGTCTCAGAAGGATCCCAAGATACTACTGTTGCTTGAACACCTGATACAGAACCTGTGACAACTTCGTTAACACTATAGTTCTGTCCATTAGCATTTGTTGCATCTAAGAAAATCTTAAGACCTGCATTATGCTCAACACCATCACTTAATGCACCTGCTGTATCAACACTTGCAAACTTGAATGGAATACTACCATCTTTGATATTGTCACCAACTTGGAATAAGGTAGTGTTTTGACCACCTTGAGTTTCCTCAATACCGTATAAAGAACTGTAGATACCACCATCAAGACTAATCTGATTTAAGAAATCAGTATTAGTATTGTCTAAATCTGGTATACCATCACCAGCACCAGCATTTTCAGCAATATCAACAAATCTAGTATCTGCGATTACTCCAATAGGAACTGTTAATGTTGAAATACTACTTCCTACATTTGCCTCAGTGGTATGAGGAAGAACACCTGGTCCAGAAGATGCAGCAACACCTGCATCAAATTGAACGATAGCATCTTCAGTAGAAGGTCTACCACCATCAATAAATGCTAATTCATCAACTTCAAAAGTAACTAAAAGTTCTCTTGTAGCAGGATTCCAGTCATATACCTTTGCAACTTTATTATTTGCGTTCTCAACTTTACGGATTACTCGGTCACCAACATTAAATTTGTAAGTTGAGTTTCCTTGTGAATCATTTTGACCTGCATCAAGAATTACACGTTGATCATAATTAAAGTTTACACCTCTAGTAAGACCAGAGAATACACCTGCTGCTTTAGAAGTGTATGTGATAGTCTCTTTATTTAGAATAATTTGACCAGAACCAGGATATGCATCTGTAGAATCAACATATATTGTTGAGTCTGATGGTGTTACATTTTTAACGAGACCAGTTAAGTAAATTGTACCTGAATTATTTGCCTGACGTGCTCTTGCTTTACGTTTAAGATTTACTAATTTAGTGAAGATAACATTTGGTGCAGATGTATATCCACTACCAGGATCTGTTACTGTAATGCTACTAATTTTACCTTGATCTATTGTTGCAACTGCTTTAGCACCAATACCACCTCCACCAGTGATCAATACAAAAGGAGGTTCTTGATAGAATTCACCATCATCTGCAATACTAATAGAAGTAACTCTACCTAAAGTATCAATTTCAGCAGCACCTTGTGCACCTTGTCCACCACCACCTTCAAAGATAAGTGTTGGAGGAGTTGCATAACTTCTACCTGCTGTAAGTAGAGATAAACCAGTAACAGTTTGAACAATAGGAGATCCTACAGCACCTGTTCCTTGTCCACCTAAAATTTCTGCTCTAGCAGCACCAAAGTAATTATCTCCTTTCTTTGTCATCTTGACATAAGAAACTGTACCGTCATCATTTAAGATGACATCACCTTCAGCAAGAGTTGGGAATGTAGTTGATACTGGTGGTAGCGTGTCTCCTTCAGCAACAGGTGTGCCATACATTTTAGGACCAATAGCGTATGGATATGTAGGATTAGCACTACTATCCTCTGTCATAAAGTATGCATATGTTCCGTTTGGATACTCAGGTGTAGAGTCAAACTTACCATTATATTCATCTAGTGTTCCTACAGAAGAATCGTAAATATAATCACCAACTAAATCACCTAAAACATATCCTTCTTGAACAGTTCTAATACCATGACCCGCAGTTGTATATGCAAATAAGAATAACTGTGCAGGCGAATCAACAGGAACTGTGAACCTAAGTTCACGAGTGGTTGCCAAGTTAAATCCTGACAGATATGATTGATAGGTTACCTCGGAACCGTCAATATAATATTTAATTCCATTACCAGAATACAGATTTGCAGTATTCCCAATAACAACAGGATCTTGCCCATGCCATCCATCGTCCGTAGTTGAGATTAATAAATGTTGACTATCATTAGATGAGTCATTTTGATTAAAAATATATGTTTTTCCACGATCCAAATCTAAGAATGATGGACGAGAACCATCAAACATAAATTGACCATTGGAAATTGTTACAGCGTATGTAACAGTAGATACTGTATTTACCTGCGGTCTATTACCTGCTAATTCAGCAGTTGTCCTTAAACGATATGATGATACTTCTCTTGCTACAGCACCGATAGAATTATATCCATAAGGACCGTAAATAGGATACCCATCATATGACATACCAAGAATTTTGGAATGTCCATTTACATGACGTGATCTATCTATAGTATTTGGATCATTTGAATCTGACTGATAAAAATCTGCAGCATAATAATTATTAGGCATTGCATGATCTTCGATCGTAGGATCTAAAATCATATATCCTTCATCACCATCATAACCTGACATGTTAGGGTGATTTTTACAGTAATAATAAATTCTAGCACTTTCGTCACCGTTCATTATGAAGATAGGTGCATACTCATTTTCATAATCCGCAGCAGGTGCTTGTGATACACCAGTGCTTTGATAGTAGAGAGTACCTGGTGAATCATTATGAATTCCATCAGGAGTAAGACTAAACTGCATCTGATGACCTGCACCTTGTTGATTAGATGAGTCTGATTGATTCCAAATAATTAGATACTTTCTTTGAACTTTGATATTTTCTGGAGCAAAATAATATTGACCTGGTACAAAAGGACCAAACTCATCTGCATCTGTTCCAAAATCAATATAAAAAACACCTGTTGTAAGTGCAATAGGATCAGCATTTATTTTGAACTGAAATCCATTTGAACCTAAACAAACATCTTGATCAGAAAAAGATGCACCAGTAGATACATTTCTTAAATAAACTCTTGTTACAACGTTCTGATTATTTCTTACAACCTTAGCTACTTCTCCTCTTGCATTACCAGATACTTCGTCAACTATTCTACCTACTTCAAATGCACCTAAAGTTTCATCTACTTCAGTTACATCAAGAACAATATTATCCATTTCAACTTTAACATTCCAAGTAAATACTTGAACATTACCCCAATCAAACACACCATTTTCTAATTCAAACTCTGAAATTAATTTGTTTGAATGATAATACTTAATATTATTTTCAGTGACAACATCATAATCATCCATAGATTTAACATATGGATACTTAACTACATCAATCTGTTGACCAGCTGGAGCATTACCATCTACACCCCACTCAGGTGTATGTAACAGACCTCCGTTTGCTAATATACCATTTACTCTATCATTCTGAAATGCTCTTATGCCTGGATTAGGAACATCTTTACCACCACGAAATATAAAGGATTGATCAAAAGACCTATCAACTAAAGGACCACCGCCAGGTGCTGCTTCTGCTAATGTCCAAGTTGGTTTAGGATGATTATCAGATACTATTCTAAGTCTATCTGTAGTTCCTGTGAAAGTTCCTGTAGTAGGAGAGTTTGGATGTGATTGCCAAATTCTATTGATGTCAAATGAATTAACAACGTTAGGAGTTTCATCTTGAGGAATGATCTGTAATCTTAGAGGATCATATCCTAGACCTCTATCTAAAACACGAACATGAATAATTCTACCAGAATCAGTGTCAATAATCGGATATAAAATTGCCTCTCTCGTTGGAGTTCCACAACCAGTTATGGTTAGACGTGGTGGATCAGTAGGAGAGTATCCAGATCCTCCATTCGTAACTTCAACCGCACGAACCCCAAATACTTCATCGAAGATGGGGTTGATTACAGCACCAGTACCAGGAACAGTTCTTGTCATCTATTATGAAACTACGTTAATTTGACCAGCCATCGCTGCGTGAATTGTACACTGATAATACAGTGTATTAGGAGCGTCCATAGGAACAGTCCAATAAAGAACTGAAGTTCCACTACCAGTCTGACCTGTAGTATATGGAGTTCCTGTTAGACCTTGTGTGCTTTGAATTCTAAATGGGTGTGCACCACCAGCATTGTTATCAAAAGCATATGTCATTCCTCTCATAACATATAAAGTAGGATCTGCTGTCGCAGCCGCGAAACCTGGTCCTGTAAAGTTATAACCAGATGCGTCAGGTGCAGTCAACTCCCACCATGTAATAGGAGATCTAGTAACAGTCCAATTAGTTCCATTATAAAAGAGCGAATCACCTTGAGTAATACCAGAAACATCTGTATCAGTAAGAGCAGCAAGAGTCGTAGATAACGATCCACTGAAGTTAACTGTGAGTGTGTCTCCAGAAACTGCTGTTGTAATATTAGTTCCACCTGCAATAGTTAAGGTATCACTTGTGCTGTCAGCAGTTGTTGAACCAGTATCACCCGCTACGGATGCAAAGATGTTCTGTGATGCAGCACCACCACCAGTCTCATCAGCTGGTGTAAATGCTGATCCATTCCACTTTAAAATCTGGTTAGCAGTTGGTGCTACTGTTGTAATATCTACGTCACTTAGTGCATCAATACTAGAATATTCAGTAAGAAGTTTTGCTCTGGTATCACCAACACCACCAGCTGTTATGTTGATGTTAACATATGGATTATCGTCACCATCAACAGTAAAAAAGTATCCAGTGTAAGATGCAGCAGCTGGTGCATTTCCTAAAGCATCATACTCATTTTTATATTGAATCTTTGTTGGAAAGTCTACAACTCCTGTAGTTCCATTAAAAGTGTTAACAATACTTCCATTATTAATTAATACATTACCAGTTCCATTCGGATTGAGATTTATATTACCATTAGAAGAGGATATAATAGAATAACCTGCTACATCCAGAGATGTAGTTAGTGCACTATAGTCTGAAGGTAAAAATGTTGAACCATTATATCTAAGAACCTGACCACTGGCAGGATTAGATAAAGAGATATTCAAATTTGTACCGTTACCAATAGCGGTATATATCTCATTAAAATTGTCGTTAATCTTGTCACCACCAGCTCTCAGGGTATCACCTGTGTTATCATTAGCTGATGCTCCAAGACCTAGGGATTGTTTAGCCATTTCTTGCTACGATTTTTAGTTATTTATGGGGTTTCGGGGTCTACTAACTCTTCACCATACAATGAAAGGTCAGGAGCAGTCCAATCATCTGGAACTGTAGTCTCGACATTGATTGCAGGATTTTGATATCCAGAACCTGCAGCACTCATTTCAACACCTGCTACCCCAACAAGTGCCTTAATATTTCCTTCAAAACCAGATATAGAATCAAGTCTAACAGTAGGTCTTGATGTATAACCAGATCCACCAGATGTTACTTGAACATTCTTAATAAATCCTGAGGTAATTACTGATTGACCAACAGCACCTTGACCAAATACAGATCCGAGATAATCGAATGTGATCAAGGAGTTAGAAGATTCAATAACAGCAACTTGTCTATCTGCTGTCTCACCTTGAATATCAATAAAGTCACCAGGTTCGATTGGTGGAATAACTTCAGCAGCATCAACGTCTGCCTCAGAACCAACATAAGAGAATGCAACGAAGGTTGATCCAAATCTAGGAATCTCAGAGAAGATGATTCTAGAACCAACAATCTCAAAACCAACGCCTGGTTCTTGAATAACACCATTAAGAGAAACGATGATATTATTCTCAGGTCTGATAACACTAGATTGTACACCCTCTGTAAGAGTTAGTGAGTAGAATACATCATTACGTTTCAAGTTAAATGACTGACGTAATGAATCAAACTCAAATGATATATCATCTAACTGTCTAAGTTTACCAACATAGAATCCTGTAAACGATGCTCCAAGATCAGGTGCTTCAGTAAACTGAATAGTATCAGAGAACGCTGTATATGCGTTAGTAGCACCTGGTGGTTGTAGAATACCATTGACAAATACTAATAGATGACCTGCAGGATCTGGTAGATACTGAGTTCCATTATCTGTAGTAAGTTTGAATGTAGTTTGTACTCCATCAAATCCTCTAAAGGAACGTTTGACACGAGCTTTAAGTTCAACCTTACCAATAATTACAGATCCATAAGAATCTGGTCCTTTGAGTCCATCTTTATCATCAAATGTTCCTACAACATCACTAAGATATAATCTCTTATTAAGTCCAACATCACGAATGTCTTGAACGAGACCAGCTGCCTGACCTGCAGTTACAGTTGCAGTTAGAACAGAAGCATATCCTACAGGGAAACTTGCACCAACACCATAATCACCAATTATGTCACCATTGGTAAATGTTCCTTGATATTCTGCGATGTAAATGAAATTGTTATCAAGGTCAACTTCAGTAATAATCGCATACGTACTTGTATCTTGAATACCTGAGTTAACTTTATAAAGTCTATTACCTTCAGCAAATACATTCAATCCACTTATAATAGAAATACCAAGTCTCTTATATCCTGTGGATGCAATTCTATCACCAACGGATATATCAAGACCAGAGAACTTAACAACATCCAAATACTGTCTAGAAGATTCTGGATAAACAACAGTAGTTGTTTCAAATGTTCCTAATAAAGATGCAGTATCAACAGTTAATTTACCACCAGTATTATCAATGATTGCTGCTTCAGATTTAATGAATGATGTAGGTGTTGCAGTTGCACCTGATGTATATCCCTTGAATGGAATATTATCAGCAAAAGCACCTTTAAGATCAATAATATGAAGTCTATCTTCAACTGCACTAATTTGTGCTGTTGTAGAATTATTAGCACCAACAATATTATCTGCTACTGCCCAAGGACCTGCAGTTATACGAACATCAAGATATTTATAGTTTTCATCTTCAAAGAAACCATATACAACACCAGTAACAGAAGGATTACCTTGTTTAGCAACAACTTCATTCATAGTAAAAGGACCGTCTGTGATATCACCATCAATACGGAATCTCTGATAAACTTGAACAACTTTACCAGAGTTTTCAAGTACACTTTCTATTTCAGCATATTGACTACTTACAGTTCCATAAATGTAATCTGAAGAAGTTAATCCACCAGAAACACCAACAGGAATATCTCTAGTTCCGTATGTCTTAGTAGGAACAGAAATACCATTAACTTGTGTAATAGTTGTATAGTAAGTATCAACATTAAGTTGATTACGGATGATATTTAATCCATATCTAAGAAGTCTTTGAATAGAAATCTTTGCATAGTCACTCGCTGCAGTAGAATCATAGTAACTATAGAAACCTGCATTTGGTGAAGGAGATGTTAATGTGCCATCAAGTGCTTGACCCATATATCCTTCTAATAGATCTATAGTGTAATTCTTGATATTGTACTCAGTATTAGCATAGAATATTTGACCACCAACTGCTGTATATGGATCAACAGCACCCTTATTGAGTTTAGCACCCCAGAAATATACACCAGTAGTTCCGTCTCCAGTCCAAGATTGAGAACCTGCAGAACTATTGACTGTTACTTGAGTTCTAAGAGATGAGAAACCGAAGGAGAATGTTGCTGTAATATATGCTCTATACCAACCATTACCATAAGGAATTGCACCGTAAGCATCTCCAGTAATACCGAGTTGAGGTATGAATAGAGATCCGATAGTTCCATTAGTAAGATTTAGATCAAAGAATATATTTTGCTCACCTGCTTGTCCTTGATCAAGTTGTAACTTAAATCTAACAGATTGTGATCCAACTGCTTTAAAGAATACAGATGCAGTGAATGTTTGAGATACATCGCTAGTAGAACCAGTGTCAAAGGTTTCACCTGTAGAGTCAAACTTAACACCATCAGTATCAAAGGTTTCAAAAGCAGTTAAGTTAAAGTCTCTATGTAAGATATGATTACCTGCTACACCATTTTGTCCAACATATTTTTCTGCAGTTAATGTTCCGTCAGGACCAGCGAAAGCATTATCTGTTCTAGTAAGATTAGTTTCAGTCCAGTTAGTTCCAAATGCTTCTGGATTAGTCCAAAGATTAGTTCCAGAAACTTGACCTGCAATGTTGCTAGTAATAGATCTTGCACTCTTAAGATACTCAACGTTTGAAGCTTCAGTATACCAAGTATAAGCACTACTTACACCACCGCTTGCAATCGTTCCTGTAGCACCACTAGGAGCAGTTAGAGTGTTTGTTGCTACCCATGCAGTTGAAGTAAATGGTCCGACATATAATAAATCATTTTCAGAATCCCATTCTAGTACTGTTGCAATTCCACCACCACTAGAAGTAACAACTTCACCTACAATAAAGTCAGTTCCATTTTGTGCACTTAAGGTAATTGTATATGCATCAGACGTTTTAGTAACATCAGTTGTAATACTATCAGATACAAAGTTATCAACTAACTCATCAATAAAGTCATCATATACCCAAGCACCAGTTCCAAACTGAGCATTAACTTGGTTTGAAATTTCATTCTTATAATAGTTTGTATTATATTGAATATTCTTAGCAGCACTTCTAGCAATATTTTTACCTGGTGCAAGAATGTTCACTGCAATATCAATTAACTCTTTGAATCTAAATGCTACAGCGTTAATATCACCAGGACTTTCAGTATCTCTGTAAGCTACTTCTCCTGTGTAAATCGCAGCATAATTAGGAGATGCTACTGGAGCTTCAGATAATGAATATGCATAGTTCTTAATTGCATATTCACCAATAGTCTTCAGTTTTTCAATAGAGTAGATTCTTGCAGCAAGTGCTTTCTCAGCAATAACAGTATTATTAATAGTCAAGTTTGCATTCAAATATTTCTCCATTTCTTGAATGGTAGAGTTAGTTCCACCTGTTTGGAGATCAGAGATAACAGCTAAAAGAAGATCCTCAAGAGCATTTCTAGCAAGTAATTGCTCACCAGCACCATATGTAAATGCATTATAATTTACACCGTTAAGTGAATACTGGAAATTAATTGTTGTGTATGCAGTTGTTTCATCAGTGATCCAATCTCTATTAAAGTAAAGTCTATCAGCACCAATCTCAAAATCATTACCTGTAGGAGCAATAATATCATTGATAGTTGTAACAAGAGTATCAATGTAAGTGGTAACAGCATCAAAGTAATTAGGAGTACCTGCACCAGCAACACCCCAATTTCCAACAATAATATTATCAGTATTTGTATAATCTAAAGTTCCTAGAACTGCTTGTTTAGCATACTCAGCAAGACGCTCATGAGCATAAACTGACTGGAATACTTGTAAACGAATATGTAATAACTCACCGCTATTACCAATGTAGAACTTAGCAGCAGTAACAGTTCCTAAATTACCATCATTCTCTACATCATCAGCAAGACCATCAAGGATTAGTCCAAGGTCAGTCTTACAACGTAATGTTCCATCTGTGCTACCACCATTTTGGTTTCTAGGCATATCCTGAGCAAGAGCAGGATATCTTGCCAACATATCAGCAGCTGCTTTATCAACAATTACAGAACGATTAGAACGAATTAATCTTGCAGAATCTCTAAATCTAGCTCTAGTGTCAAGATCAATTTGATTAGTGTAAAGAATATCATTTGTTGTGTCTTGATATGTAGAAGTAAATTCTGTATCTAAGTACGAATCAACAGTTCCACCAACAAATTCATATTTTGGTTCAACTCTAGTAACACTTGCTAAATGATCAACAGCTGGATTAGCAGATGCATTTGTAATTGTGTCTGTGAGAATATCAATTAAGTTACCAACAGTTGTAAATACGTCTGCACAATCACTTGTTGTGTAATCCAATACTCTTACAGCATTTTGATTAGCAGAAACGAATGTGTGAGCATATTGATCATTAGGACCAGATTTACCTACATTAACTGTAATAGATGTGTTTGCAACAACAGATTTAACTGCAAGAACAGCGTTAGCAGCAGGATCAGTTGCCCTAGGATAAGAATGGTTAGTCGCATTACCATCTTTAGTGCATGTAAATGTGATACCACCGATTGCAATGTCAACTCTAGAAGCAGTGGTAAGTGAGTGAGAACCAATAGTCAACACCATGTCACCTGTGGCAGGATCGTAAGTTGCATCAGTTGGTTGGAAATATGTGTATGTTGGATTAGAAGAATCTGTAATTGTAGTATCAGTCTTCTGTGTCAATCCATGATCACCTTGAATTGTCCAAAGAGTATTTGTGATGATGTACTGAAGCATATCATCAACTTTTTCATAAGCAAATAATGTTTCTTTAACTGCAGGTTCAATCTGTGCGATTGTAACTGGATTAACATTTCTATTAACGTAGTAAGATGCAGCATCCCAAATATGATTATTAGATCCGTTACGAAGATCTTGAACGATTGCATTTAATGTGTCACGAATATCATCTTCACAGTTAATACCTTCATCACCAATGACACTGTTATCAACAGCAGAAACAAATGTATGTAAGTAGTTACCACCAGTAACAACTGCATTTGCTGCAGCAGATACAAATGTATGAGCATATTGATCTGCCTGTGCAGAAACACCAACGTTGATAGTTACAGTTCCAGTTTGCTTGATTAAAGCACCAGCAGTTGCAGATACAAATGAGTGAGTAGAAGTGTCACTAGAGGTTCCAATATCAACAGTAAATGTATCACTATCAACAACAGTCACTTCAATCCATTCACCTCTAATAGGATCAGTCTGTCTAGGATAATCATGCTGAGTTGCATTGCCATCATAAGCACAAGTAAACTTCAGTGATTCATCTGCGATTTGAATTCTATTACCTGTAGTTAATCCATGAGCAGAGTTAGTATCAACAGTCAAAATACCTGTTACTGGATTGTATGCTGCGTTACTGATATCTTGTGTAGTTGTACCGACTGCGGTTACATCAAGAGCAGTATTGTATGCAGGATCAGGAGATCCATCACCAGCAGTTGCACGAGGATAAGTCTTCTGTGCACTGTTGCCATCTTGTGTGCAAGTAAATGTAAATGAGTCTGCAGTCAATCTAATTTGTGTTCCAACATTGATTGTATGATTAGCAATCGTCATTACAAATGCACCAGTTGCAGGATCGTAGGTTGCGTTAGATGGTTGGTAATTAACTAGAGGAGAAGGTCCTACATTAACTGTTAAGTTAGTAGAACTAGAAGATATGATTGGAAGAGCAACATCTTTAGATGCAGGATCTGTTGAGCGAGGATAAGTTTTATTAGAAGTATTACCATCCATCGCACATGTGAATGTTAATGCATTATCTAAAATCTTAATTCTGTCTTTTTCAACAGTAATCGCATTAGCAAGAGCAGAAACGAATGTATGTGCGTATTGTTGACCAACTTGAGATGCACCAACATTTACTTCAAATGTATGATCAGTTACGTTAGCAACTTTTATCCATTTACCAGCTACAGGATCAGTTGATCTTGGATATGAATGTTCTGAAGCATTACTATCTTGTGTACAAGTAAACGTGATACCACCAACCTTGATATTGACTCTTTGACCATTCTTAAGACCATGTGCCAACTTAGTGATTACCATTACACCAGTAGCAGCGTCGTATGTTGCTGTCTGAGGAGTTATTGTTCCACCATTTTCTAGACTGTTACCAGTCACTGTCATAGACAATAGACCAGTAGCAGCATCATAAGTTGCAGCAGTTGGTGTATAACGAGTCCCTAAGATTACTAACTCAGGATATCTCTGTCTCATTTGATATACAACTTCTTTCTTAATCAAGTCTGTATTTGCAATGATTAGATCAGCAGCGTCATAATATCTTTGAGATTTAGCAGCAAAACCTGCAGGAGTTCCAGTTAATCTTGATGTTTCAAGTATGGCATCATTATTAAAGTCTTCACCCTTAGTAAAGTCATTTGTACCAGACCAATCTTGTGTAAACTGGTCTCCATTAGCACCATCAAAGTGGAATAGTAGTTTTGTATTAGCATCACCTTGGAAGACCCCTAGAGGAGCAGTGAACGCACCTGTATAGCGGTTTGTAGTTGATACTCTTAATTCATCAATATAACCTGCAAATCCATTAGCACCTGCGTAATCCATACCAACTCTAATTGGTTTAGCAGTGTATGTGGTAGAGTCAGTTCCTGTTCCTCTTTCTACACCATCAATGTAGATCTTAGTAGTTGTAGAAGATTTAACAACTGCAACATGATACCAAGTATTAGCAGCAAGTACTGTCGCACCTGTGTTAACAAGATCGCTACCATTTACATTCCAACGTAACTGAGCAGCATTAAGATACAAACGACCTGCAACCTCAGTAGCAGAACTTGCTCTCATATCAATAATATTTCTTTCACTTGTTAGAGATGCAGATAATGGTTTTACCCAACACTCAATAGTAAATGCATCAGATCCAAATGCAAATTCAGAAGAAGAAGGAATATTGATATACTCATCTATTGGAGATGCAACACCTACATTAACTGTAATTGTAGTTCCTGTAACTGCAGTGATATTAAGAGCAGATCCAGAGGCAGGATCAGTTGAACGGGGATATGCCTTACCAGAAACATTACCATCTTGATCACATGTAAATGTGACACCACCATCAGCGATAGTTACAGTGTTTGATGTGGTCAAAGTATGTGTTCCAATCTCAAGAACCATATCACCCGTTACTGGATTGTAAGTAGTTCCAGTAGCAGCAGTAAACGATCCTGTAGCACCACCACTCGCAGTAATTGCATCAGTGACACCACTTACAAAAGTATGATCAGAAAGACCAGGTGTTAATGCTAAACATGCTTGTCCAAATTTCTTATTAGCAGTATTGATTGTTGCTTTAGTAAATGTTGCAACGTGATAATCTTCACCTGTTGATTTAGTTCTACCAATCTTACCAAGATAAATTGTGCTTCTTGCTTGGTTATATCCAATAACTTCTGCTTTAGTATCTGTAGTTCTAATTACTTGACCTGCAGCAAAGAAACCATCTCCAACTTTATCTTTAAATGCAAGTTTTCTTACATTACAAATTTCACCAACATTAAAGTCTCCACTTGAATTACCGTAATCTAATTTGTAATTACGGATAGTTTCGTCTTGTTGAATAGGACCTGTGACAAGATTATCATAAGGAATTACATAACTGTTTAAGATCTCATTATTTGGGAAATCAAAGTCAAATGCAGTTGTATTATTTTGGAATTGTACGATACTAACTTGAGACTGTGAAATATTATCAAGAACAACGTTAGGATATGTTTGAGATGTGATTCTGTTGAATAGTAAACCAAAGAATGATGAACCTTCTGAAATATTAACCTGACTGATAAACTCTTGAGTTGCAGGATCTTGATATGCAGATGTTGCAGTAATCTGAGATACAACACCAGATGAAGCACCGATGATGTAATCATTTAACTGAATATCAAAAAGACCAGGTGTGGATTGATATGTACCAGCAGTCTTACTTAATGTAAGTGCTCCTGTAACTTGAATATCAGTTCCATATACAGGAACATCTTCTTGTTGAGAACTAGCAGCAGTTCCGCTTTGTGCTCTTGTAACACCAAGAGTTGTAGATTCAGAACCATTTGTAATCGAATCAACTCTAAAAATTTCAGAACCAAATTGATAGTTCTTAGTTGCAACAAATGTATTATCAGGAACAACCTGATCAGCAGTCGCATTGTTAGTCTTATATGCGACAACTTCGATAGAAGTAGTAGAAGGTCCGATGGTATATCTTAACTGTGCTAAAGGTGTTTCTTGACCAGTTGCTAAGTTAATTTGTTCAACAATAGCGGTCTCACCTGTAAGGTTAGTAACTGTTTCACCAAAAGCATATAATCCGTTACTTGTAACATCAGTTACAGCAGCAATGTTAGCAGCAAATCCAGTAGCACCAACGTTAACAAGTTCTCCAACAACAAATGTTCCTTGTGTAATAAAACCAGAAACTACGTCTCCAACAACCTTTGTAACTGTTAATCTAGCAAGAGATACAGTACCAACTAAAGTATTACCTACTAATGGGAAAATACCACTAATATTAGTGAATGAAAGATCTTTAGTTGCAATTTGATTAATACTTACATTAACATACTTGATACTTGCAGGTGGTTGAGGTGGTTCAGAGAATACAATAGAATCACCTTGAATCTGGAATGAAGTGCCAGGATTCTGAACAACACCATTCAATACAATCATTAACTGATTAGCGTTAGCAACAACATTATCTGTATTAACTGTTAGAGGGAATGAGATTCTCTCACCATCAAATAGATTAGAAATATCATCTAATCTTTGAACAACAGATGTTAAGATATTCTCAGAAGAAGTTAATCGTTTCTGTCTGAATAATACTTCTGTATTATTGAACTCAGAATAGACTGGTTCAACTAGAGCAAAGTTTTGAATATTAGGAACGATCGCTTCTCTAGCAAGTTCAACAGATTTTGTAATTGAAAAATCAGTAGTTTTGTTAGGAATAGATCCATAATCAGAAAGATTTAATTCACCGAATACTTTGAAAGATGCAGGATGAACGTTCTTAATAAGAATGTCTTTCCATTCACCAATAGAAACAGCAGACTTAATAGCATAGGAGAAGTCTTGATAGTAGTAACTATCTTGTATCTTTTGAATAATCTCAGATGGTTTACCAACATCATCAATAAATTGACCTGTAGTTTTAGTAATAGAACCAATTTCAAGAACACCCTTAGCAATGTTTAGATCACTAATAGTACCTGAAGACTTAGAAATGACACCAGTTACTTTCTGTCCTTGTGAAAAATCACCAGTGTAATCAACAATCTTAAGAACTCTAGGTCCTATCTGCCAACCTTGGTTAGTAGATACAAATCCTTGTGCAGTAGCAGTTTCAAGACTATCACCTTGATATACAAGTTCACCTTCAAGGAATGTAGATGTAATAACATTTGCTGTAGCAGCACCACCAAATGATTCAGTTAATACAGTTTGTCTACCTTCACCAGCGTTAACGAAGGAAAGAGCATCACCTAATTCAGCGTTTGCAGGAGTAAGAGCAAGTTTTAATTGATCATCCTCAAGAGAATTTGCAGTACCAGCAATCGCATAATAAGTTGTAGTTGAATTAAGACGACCAACTGCACCTGCAGCAAGAGGGAAATCTGCACCACTACCTGTATCGGTGACTGTTACAGTTACAGCAGAACCATTTGTAATACCATGTGGGAAGGCAAATTGTAATAAACCTAGGTCAAGGTTAACAACATAGTTAAATGCAGATCTAAGTGCAACTGTTGGTGTAGATGAATATCCAGAACCAGGATCTTTAACTATGATCTGATCTAATCTACCATTTCTAATTGTAGATTCAGCAACAGCACCTGTTCCTCCACCACCTGTAATTACAACAGTAGGTGCTTGAGAATAACCAGAACCAGGATTAGTTACGGTAATACTTGCCAGAATACTTGTAGATGTTAACTGAGCGTTAATTGGGAATGTAATCTCAGGACGTAAAGTATAGTCATGAGGGTAATCATAACCAAAGTTATTGTTCTTAAGTTTCTTGATCTTACCAACTTTATCACCTTTAGTGAAGATAGAAGCACCAGAACCAAATGCAGGTATCACAACTTCTAGTTCTGCACCAGAACCAGTTAAACCTGCACCTAAAATACCGTCAATCGCTTCAATGTCAATCGTAGCAGTTGTATAACCTTTACCTGGTGATGTAACAACAACTTCACTAATTTGACCAGGAATTACTCCACCTTCATCATCAGTTCCATCAGAAACTGTAATTTGAACTAAACCACCCTCTCCATCTCCACCGATAGGAACTCCATTGTATACACCAACAGCATATTCAGTACCTGGTGTATTGATAGCAACACGTTCAATCTGTCTATTTGATTGAATAGAACTTACAATAGGTAACCTTGTATAGAATCCACCAGAGTTTACAATACGAACAGCACCAATAGATCCAACTGCTTTTACAGAACTGGTTGTATAAGATGTTTGTGTAATATCAGCATCACCCTCAGGTTCATTGATAAGAGAGAATTTAAAGGTATCTGCACCACGAGTAATAGTTTGACCAGAAGTGCTAGTAATTACAAAGTTACCAAGATAAGGTGAATTTGTAACATCTAAGTAACTACCTTCTACGATTGGAGAATCAGTTCCTGTTCTAGAAGGATCAAAGTAATATGAAATATTAGTAACAATAGTATTATCAACTTTTAGTTTTACTGTAGGATTAGGAACACCTTCCCCAGTAACACCAGGAGTTCCAACACGTTCAATAGAGTTGAATGAATATTCAAGTTTGTTTAAGTTATCTTTAGAGAATGATAAGTTACCACCAACCATAGATGAATGACTTAAGTCAAACAAATATTGGTGACCATTATACATTTTAATAACAGGTGATTTAACAAAAATGTTAACACTAGATCCTGTTGTAGCAGGTGAAGTAACTGCTGCTTGTGGAAGTTTATATACAAATTCTTTAGAACTAATTACTCTGTCAACTGGGAATGATCCATCATATTCATCATAAGTAACACCACCTTGCTCAACAGATGGATTACCATCGATGAATAACATTTCACCAGGATTTAGATAGTGACTGTTTGAAGTAATAACATAAACTTCATCACTATTAGCAACAGATGAAACTTGTAATCTCTTAGTTAGATTTGCTACTAAAGTAATCTTAAGAACAGCAGTTAAGTTTGTAATTTGTGCTGTAGTATATGCAGCGTTGAATGAAATATCAGAAGAAGTAATGAATACAACAGATCCAACAATAAATGGTGATCCAGCAGCTACTTCATCAATCCTGATAGAATAATCAATATCACTATGAGGTTTAAATTTAGCAAGTTCATCTAAGTTATTAGAACCACCCTCAGGATGATTGTAATCATTCAAATTAATATCAAATGTACCAGGTGTTGTATTATTAATTTGAGGGAAAGTATATCCTACAATTTCATTAACATCGTTAGGAATAGGACCAACAATACCATAAGAAGATTGCTCACTAAACTGTTCAGTAACTAACAGACCAGTATTTGTATCATTACTCCACGCATTATTGTTAATTGCAACGTATATCTTATTATTGGTTGTATCTTGATTTACAATATAACCAGAGTTAACAAACTGACCAGAATCATTATTAAGTCTTAATTTTGCACCTGTTGTAAATCTGAATGACTGATTCAAGGTTAGTTCTTGAACGTTATCAATCTTCAGAGTAGGTGTAACTTTGAAGTAGTATCTATCTTTAACAACCGCAGTAACAGAAAGTTTTTGAGAACCTGGTGAAGGAACTGTAGCAGTTCTAGAACTCCAAACATCTTGAGTATATGTAAGTGTCTCAGTATCTTGAGACATAGTTGTTGTAGCATCATCAAAGTCTAAGTTTTGGAAACCTGCGTCACCTAAAGCATATCCTGTGGTCACCATTGTAAGAGTAGACCCAGTTACAGGAGTTACATTTGTTCTGATAAAACCAACTTGTGTGTTTGTTTGTAATGTTTGAGTGCCAATTCTTGCTGCATCTGCATTCTTGTCAACTTTAATACCCCAACCAGTATAATCAATATAATCATATTGATTAAGATTAGTTGTAAACCATGCATCATCAACCCAATCAAAAGTAAATCCAAATAAACCTACAGTTGGGAATGTAGTTACATCAGAAGGAACTGTAGGAGTAACTGCTCTGTTTCTTAATCTTAAATTATCAACATAATATGTTCCTTGCTCATTAGAACGGAATTGACCAGCTGTTGTGCTTCTACCAGGAATATTACCAACATAAAGATCTTTACCACCTAAAGATGTATTTGCAACAGTACCAGTAAGTGCTTGTAAACCATTGACATAAGCAGTAAATGTATTTCCATTCTTAACAAGAGATATAAATTGCCATGAGTTGTTAGCAAACATGGTTGTTGAACCAGATTGTAATGCACTACTAGCAGAATTTAACTTAGTGGTCTGATTAGTAACCGCAAGTTCTAAATGTCCAGAAGACATATCATAGTATAACCAAAGCCCACCAGTTGCATCTTCAGCATCACCGATAGCAAATATTGTTTGTTGTGTCTGTGATAAAGATGTAGTTGTAGAATCTTTATACAACATCATCTCAAGAGTCCAATTATCTCCTAACTTAGTACCTAATTGAGCAGAGGTAATTTGAAGATTTGCTTGAGTCCAAGAAGTTTGACCAGTTTGATAACCAAAGATCTTAGCAACATTATCAGCATAAGTGATAGAGTTGTTTGTTGATGTAGATGTTAATGTATAATGACCAGTGGTATCAGCGTTAGATCCTGATGTGAATGGGAAAATAAACTCATTTCTGTTCCAAGATGACTGACCAAAGATGTGAACATCACCAGAGTTATCAGTAGCAATACCATAAGGTGTAATACCTTCAATATTATTAAGATTAAACTGATTAGTTGTATGATTTTTAATTGCACCATCATATCCAATCTTCACACTTTCAGTTGTCTTAAGACTGTCTGAAGTAGCAGTCTTTCCAAATGTAACATTAAGATCACCAAAAATATCAATGCTGCATTTGCCTGCCATTGAAATTTGACCACCAGAAACTAGATAACGATAATTCCATATTAAATCACCGTCAGTATCAACTTTACCAACCCAGAAACTATCTCTAGTTGTGTTATTTGATTTTAATCTAAGAGTAGATGTAATATAAACTTCTTCAAATTCATCAATACAGCAAGCGACATCTATGAATGAATATAGAGTATTTGTATATTCCTTGATCCAAGCAACTGTAATAGCATTTGTTCCAATAGTTGCTTTACCAAATGAAGCGTTAACAGCAGTTGCATTTGCAGATGTTGCAGTTTCCATTGAGAAATAAACATCTGTGCCATTAATAATAATGTCTGTAATTTTTTCAGAAGCATTTGCTGAAGCAATTTTTCTCTTAAGAGCAAAGTTACCGCTAGTATCAACAAGAGCAAGATATGCATCATAAGGAGCACCAGAGTTAGTATTAGTAAAACCACCAATAATAAATCTAGTGTCAGAATATTTTTCAAGAGCAGTTACATGATCTGCACGAGTTGCACCAGAAATACCTGCATATGCTTTCTGTAAATTAAGCGTAGCACTTAGACCATTTTCTGCCTCTGTGTATTTTGCAAGAATTACATCAGGATTATAGGCATCAAGGAGAGAACTATTTGGTCTGTTGTTACCAACAACCCAAATGCTAGTGCCATCAACATAAAGTTTTTGGAATTCTGTGTAATAAGTTCCATCTGTACTTTCTAATGTTTTCTCCCATTCTTTAACACCTGTTGCAGAAAGTTTTGCAACAAAACCAACTTTATTATTAGTTGCGTCTTGAGTGATACCGCAAATATAAACTTCCTTATCGATGTTAACAACTACGTCATTAACTTTTACATAATTTTGATTTTCAATCTTAGACACATAGTAATCTGCCTTCTTAAAAATCTGAGGATGTGATAAGATAACACGAGGATTTTGTGTGTAACCAGATCCAGAGTTTAAGATATTAACTGTATCAATAGAACCAACACTTGTTACGACTGCTTGTAAATGACCAGATGTGCCTGCACCATCTCTAGGAACAATAGTAATTACTGGGGGAATATCACTGTTATATCCAGAACCAGTTTGATTTACAACAATTTCTTCAATACCTTTAAATTGACGAACAACAAATGTTTTATTTGTGTTGTTCATAATAGGTTCATAGTCAATAAAGACAGTATCACCTGCAACTAGGTTATGTGGATTAGTAGTTTTTAATACACCAAAGTTATTACCATTGACATTTTCAAATCCGTATGATAAAACACTTTCACCAACAATTCTTGAAACACGAGCAGATACACCTGTTCCATCAGTTCCAGTGTTATCAAATATTAAACGGTCATCAACCTGATAAGATACACCTGGGTTTTCAATAGTAAATCCAGTTACAGAAGCATCTTCAAATTTAGTAATAGTTTCAACTTCAATATCAACCTTAGAATCAAGTTTAACTTTAGGGAAGTAATCGAAAAGTTGTAAAGGTGATTCTTCAAAGATTTGATCAGGATCATCAATCTCTGCTTGATCGATCACACCGCTTCTATCTTCGTCTTCTATCTCAAATAGGAGTAAATCTCCATCTTCGGTAGTTAGAGCGTTTGTAGAGGCATTTGGTGCCCTCTCAACGTCAATATCAACGTTCTCATAAGGATCACGATATCTAACAACACCAGTAGGAATATTTTGCTGAACAGCGTCTGCATTTAGATTCCAACTATCAACAACAGAGTTAAAACTAGGACCGAGAATATATGGGAAAAGTGGGTTACCATCTTCTGTAGTGTCAATAGTAACGAAGTAACAATATCTACCTGTAGGATATTCGGGTGTTTTACAGAAACGACCATTGTACTGGTCAAGATCACCTAAACTGAAAATATATTCATAATCTTCAACAAATCTACCTGCTGCTTCTGCAGTAAGAAGAGGACCTGCAGTTCTTACAGGATATGGGTTTGTATTTGCATCATATACAAGTTCTGTCTTTAAACGATATGAAGTATTCAATCTTGCAATCGAAGAGTTTTGATCAGTAGGATCAGAGTAACCATAAGGACCGTAGATTGGGTTACCATCAAATGCCCATCCAATAATAGGAGAGTGAACTAATTGATCTTCCTGTTCTTTGATTTGCTGTTGTGTATTCTTAAATAAGTTGTCACCAAGAATATATCTTAAAGTTTGAGGATTAGATGGGTGTGCATATTCTCCACCATACTGTGCATTAAACCCTTCAAACACTCCACCCTTAGCAGCATCTAAAGTGGATGTTTCTTGTAAGTTATATGTCCACTCAAATACATTAGCATTAAACGCAGCATCTTGACCAACTGAAGTCAAATTAATAATTGTTGTTCCCTGTGTATATCCAATACCTCTGTTAATGATTGTAATACCAGTAACTCTACCTGCATTTTCACCATCAACATCAATAGTTGCTCTTGCAACAGCACCAAAACCTTCACCTTGAATTGAAATTGTAGGTGCAGTGGTATATCCAGAACCTGCAGAGATAATAGCGATAGAAATGATACGACCATTCTGTACAATCGCTTGTGCTACAGCACCAGAACCAGAACTTAGAACAACACTAGGTTTAGATGTATATGAAGAACCTCCACTACTTACAGCAATAGATTGAATAGGACCTCTAACGTTTGCTGTGCCTGTCGCACCAAGTCCACCACCACCAACAATAGTGATTGAAGGTTGTGATGTATATCCTGTTCCACCATCATTAATTAAGATTCTAGATACAACACCTTTAGTAATAATTGCAGTTGCAGCAGCACCAGAACCGCCTCCACCAACAATAGAAACTAGAGGAGAAGATGTATACCCAGAACCTCCGTTTGTAACTGTGATTTCAGAGATAGAACCGTTAACAACAACAGATGCAGTTGCTCCAGTTCCACTACCACCAGAGATAGTAATATTTGGAGGAGATGCAGCATCATATCCAGAACCTGCGTTTGTAATATCAATCGAAGTTACAGCACCAAATGTTTTCTTGATACTAGACTTGTAAGACCAAATTGATACACCATTTACCCAAGTTCCAATAGGACCAGGATTGATAGTGTTTTTTGTAGATATAGTAACAGGTGTAAGAGGAAATCTGTTTAATTTACGTTGGTTGCCAGGAAGAAGAGCAGAACCAGGAAAAGGTCCGATCTTGTAGTTAGGAATACCTGTAGAAGCAACATAAACGTATTCTGTATTAAAGAATGAGTTTTGAACGTTAGTTGTATAAGGTCCAATAGAATTTAATACTGGCGTATCATCAGATTTACCTTTATTCAAGTCAACAGATACTAGAATATTACCTTGAGGAACAACTGTTGCTGGTTGAGGTAATTGATACTGGAATACAGTAGTACTATCTCTAGATGTTACTTCAAATGTGCCATTGAACAGAATTGGGTTAGCACCATAAATTGTAACCTGATCTCCAACTAAAAGACCATGTGGATTAGAACAAGTTACAGTTGCAGATTGATTATTAACACCACCATATGAAATATCAGTTACTGAAATTAACTTTTTAACATTATACAACCAAGTTGTTAACTCAGGAGAAATTCCTGTTCCACCTAACTTAGAAACAGTTAATTTATCACCAGGTAAGTAATATGAACCAGTATCGGTTAAAGTTGTCTGTTGTGCATCAACAATACCAACAACTTTTAAAACAACTTCTTGAGGAGTTCCTTTATTAACAAAAACTTGGAAACTAGACGCTACTTCTGTAGCAGAATCCCAATCTTCTACAATATTGTTTACAGAACGAGTACACTCAATAAACTGGTTTAATGATTTCTCTTTATACTGAACAACCTCAGTTCCACCAATAATAAACTCACCATTTCTCTCTGGCCAACCAATAGTAGAGTCAACAGTAATAATGGACTCAGTTGTGTTGAGAGGTTCTGCTAATTTTGTTTTATAAGGAACAACAAACGTTCCATTGATAGTTTCTTCTGATAATACTAATTCAAAAATTTCTACATCAGAAGTTTTAATAGAAATATAGTTTTCAACTAAAGCACTCGCTGCTTTAATATTAGGATCTGCAATATCTGCATCTTGAGTCAATAAACCATCTCTGATGTCAACAGGATTTCCACTGACTAAAGTTGCACGCAAAATGGTGTCAATAGACCATGTTGCAGCAGATGGTTTGATAATTTGATCTTTAGGATAAGATATACTTACTTGCTCACCATAAAGTAACTTAAACAGATAACTGATACTAAAGGAGGTTCCTTTAGCCATGTAGAAGTCTTTAATTGTCTTAATTGATGTTCTTACATCAATTTTCTTGTAATCAAGTTCTGGAACATCAGGTAGGTATTGTTCTGTATATTTGTCTAGTAATCTCTTAACAAATAGTGCATCAAGGCATTTTACAGACGCATCTACAGCACCAGTTGCTGCAATAGTATTATTTGTGAATACTGCATTACCATCTTCAGTATAATCGGTAATACCACTTGCTGCTCTAGCACATCCAATAAATTTTGCTTTACTATATCCCGTTCCTTTTTGATTTACTGTAAAACCAGTAACTTCGTTTAAACCAATCTCAGCAGATGCTCTTGCTTCTGGAGGACTTTGAATTACAACTTTAGGTGGTGAAGTTTGACTATATCCAGTACCAAATGCAGTTACGTTAATATCAGTAATCTGACCATTGAATATAGCAGCAGTTGCAGTTGCTCCAGTTCCACCTGCATAGTTTCCTTGTCCATCAGTTCTACTATCTACGATATAAACAGAAGGAATATCATCAAATCCACTACCACCATTTAAAAGTTCGATTCCAATAACTCTTCCGTCATTATCAACTGTAGTCTCAAGAACTTGAGCACCTACAGGATCTATTACAGCAATTCTAGGAGTAGTTTCATATCCTTGACCTGCATTGAGGATATTGATTGATGTAATTACACCATCAGTTAAAACTGCTTCTAAAGCTGCCCTAATACCGTTAACTCCAGTTGGTTCATCGATATAAACTGTAGGAACAGTAGTATATCCGAATCCACCATCAGTGATAGGAATAGTTCCTACTACTTGACCATTTACAATAGGGCATGTGCCTAGTGTAGCACCGCCTGGTTGCCTAAAAGTGATTCTAGGGGTAAATGTATACCCAGAACCAGAAGTAAGGACTTCTAGACCCGATACAGCACCGTTAGAAACGGTTGCCTTTAATACTGCTGCTGTAGAACCTGGTTTAGTAGGAGTTTGAACTTGAACAATGGGAGGATTGGTTTCACTGTAACCTTTACCACCATCAATTAATGATATTGTCTTAATACCATTAACTAAACTACTTACAGACGCACCACTACCTGCATCAGAGTTTACTGACACTTGAGGAGGATATTCAAATCTATAATTACTACCATTTGCGTTTATTGAAACGCTAGTTAACTCACCTGCATCATTAACACGAGAATAACCAACAGCATTAGAACCAAATGAAGGGATCGGTGCTTCAATAGAGTATAAAGAAAGAAAACGACCGTTTAGAGGTGCAGTTAAGAAAATAAACTGGTCACCATCAAGAAAGAAGTCAACTTTAGGAACTAAAAGACGATTATCGTAAACTGCAAGAATATATTCATCTGCTACTGGTTCATATCTAGTACCATTTCTTGTTATTGTAAATTGTGTCTTTCCTCCACCAAATGCACTTGATAAATTATCAATACCTACGATTGGATTTTCTACAAAACCACTTAAGTATGTAATGTAGGTTGAAGAAGCATCATCTGCAGGTATTCTTGTTCTAGGTGCAGTAGTAAAGACAATTTGTGTTCCAGAAATTGTATAATCAATATTTGGAACTAATACTTTACCATACAAAGACACAATAAGATGTTGTGCTGAAGGTGCAGCAATAGGACTGTCTTGAGAGGTTAAATTAAAAGCAGTTGTAGAATCATCAAAAGAATCAATAGGACTTGCAAGATTTGTCCACTTTAATTTTACCTGTTCGTATGAAATACCAGGACTCAATGCAATATTTGGTGCATGAGTGGTTTTTTCGTAATATATTACCTCATTACCGATTAATACTGATCCATCATTCTCTAAAAACTGATCAACACTTTCTACAACAATTTCATCATCAGTTGTCGTGAATGATTCTACAACTTTCGTAGCACCATCTAATACATCGATATTCAGTTTATCGATATCGAGGTATTGTAAAAATTCGTTGAGAATATTTTGACCTAAACCTGTCTTCTCTTGAGAGCGATAGTAATACTCAATAAATTTATTGAATAATGGATAATCGTTCTCAACAAAGGCAGGAGTCTGATTTACAATCGACTGTGAGACTTTATTGATATTCATCTACACTTAGAAACAGGATGTGTCGGTTAAATTACCAGCATTTCCAATATCTGCTACAGTTAAAGTTGTAGGAGTAGTATTGAATACTGCAGGTGTCAAACTATTTAGTGGGATAGTAGGAGGTGGAGTAGAACCAAGTGGAACTACTGTTACTTCTGGATTAATAATGTTAATAATTGTACCTGGTGTTGAAGCAGGAACTGTTGAAACGTTAGCAGGAATAAACAGAACAGGAATTGATAAATCTGTTGGAAGCACATCTGCATCGGTAACACTACCTGCACCAGTTGTAGCATCTGTAATTGCAACACCTGATGTTGGAACATTCACACCTGCACCAATAATAGAAACAGGACCAAAGCATATCTCACCAGTAGTGTAATTTACTGTGCCAGCAGCATTGTTTGTATAAACCTTTTTATTACCAGTGTTATAGAATGTTCTTAAATTACCAAAACCATCATCTTCAAACTGTTGATCAATACCAGGTCTGTCAGAGGTTCTAAACGTTCCTGATAACAGAATTGGTTCCTTTTTACAAGTTCCGTCATTATTACTGGGGTTACTATCATATAAATCACCACCAGTCGCAATACAGTAAGTATTTGTCTGATTTGTAACTGGTCTAATGTATCTCAACAATGAAAGTTGAATTGATACGTCAGTGACAGAATTATCAGAAAGAGTAACCGCTTTTTCAAAATCTCCAGATCTAAATGTGGAGTTAAAGTTGTTAATTTGAGTTTGTGTTGCCCAATCATTAATACCATTCTGAATATTTGTTTTAATATCAGAAGTATTAGATGCAGTAGCAGTATCGTACTGTGCAAACACTTTTAAGTAGATATAAATGTCTTCTGGATCAATAATAACAGGATCAATCGATGCCATTGCATATTTTCTTAAATCTGCAGCAATAGTCTTCTTAGTTGCGTCATTTAGAAGAGATCCTGTCTTAGTTTTGATTGCAATATAAACTTTTCCATATACAGGAGGATTTAAACTGTCTCCACCGTATGCAACTACAGAATCAGCGTTAGCATATACTCTTTTTGTAATTAAAGCATAATCTTGTGCAGTTACAGCACGATATTGTGCAGAGTAGTATCTTGGTGCATTATATTTGATAGATTCTACACTTTCTGCAGCAGCACCTAACTGAGAACGATCTTTTACCGTTAAAGTAACATTTGAAGGTGAATATGAAACATTATTTGAATCAGTAATTTGTCCTATGAAAGAAAAATTGCTAACTTCGTTCGCTTCTGCACCTGCAGTTACCAAATACTCTAATTGAACGATTTCACCATCATTAAGTGCTCTACCTGCTGTGTTATCACCAAACTTAACTTCATAACGCATGTCTTCGCCTTCAGAAATGAAATATGCACGAGTTGTTGCAGTTAAATCAGTGATTGTATCTACACGACTGTATAAGTCGGAGCTTGTAGATGATTCATTTTGTTTTACTCGAACTGTTAAGGTTGCAATATCAGCATCTTCTGAAGGAATCTTATAAACCTGTGATGAGAAGGTATTTACAGTGTATGAGAAGTTTACAATACTACCTTCACTAATCATTACGTTATCAAACTCCGCAATACCAGTAGAAGTGTTGACTGTAGATGTGACTGACTCTAAAATATTGAAAACGTAGTTGCCACCAGTTGCAATAGCACCTTTAGCAAGAGTTACGCTTGAAGGATACACTCCATTTGCTGCATTTGTCTGTACAGACAGTTTTAGACACCCTTTTGCCGAAACAATAGAGCGTGGAACGTAATTTAACAGTTTTGCGATATTAACAATATTGTCTCTAACAGTTGCCGATGGCAAAAATGCCTCATTCATCGACATATTGGCATTAAAAGCACTATAATAGCTGTTATAAGCTAAAGTATCGATCAGATAGGATAATGAAGACCCTTCAAAGTCATAATCGGTAAATTCTGACCTTGTTCTGAGGTATGATTTGATCGAGGCTTTGATATCCTCGAAATTTAATGCTGTTAGGTTATTTGGTTGCATTATTCTGGTCTCTTAAGAACGAACTCAATAGTTTCTACGGTTGGCAGTCCCACAATTTTGTATACAACCTCTACATTAAAACTGTTGTTAACAAAATTCATTCTAACATTCACCCTAGCGAGTGTTACTCTAGGTTCATACTGTTCAATGGTATTTACTACCTCTTGTCGAACAGCATCAGCAGTAAAATTATCAAGTGGTTCAAATAAGAGTTCGGAAATACGAGATCCGATAGAAGGTTGAAAAGGTTTCTCACCAGGAACTGTTAAAATTAAGTTTCTGATAGATTGTTTAATAGCGTTATCATTTATCACTGAAGCAACGTCCTTAGTGTTTGCATTCAAACGAAAATTCATCCCGATATCCTTAAATGATCGGGATTTTTTAAAAGAAGTGCCAGTTACGGGTTTTAATGCCATTAATACAGGAATTGTCCTGTATTATTTAGCGACCTTGACCCCGATATTTCTTTTTTGCTCTATTTTTAGATGTTGCACTGTATTTTGTGTGCGACCCACGTCCTTGACGTGTCTTTTTTGGTGTCGAATCAACTCCTCCACTCATAAAAGATCTATTTTTAGTTGCCATAATTAAACTCCAACAAATACATTAGGTGAACATCCCGTAACTTTAGAGTTACAGGGGAATGGGGTTGTATTATTACCCAGTGGGTCTCCGAACCTACCTGCTCGACGACCATTAATCCAAACAGTCTTACTTGTAGCAAAAAGTTTTCTTGCATGACCTGCTGCTGCTTCTCTACCACCTGCAGTCCCTACTGTACACCACCAGGCGGGTGTGTTACGCACGGTAAAACATTTAAACCCAACAGACGTTGTTGTATGCTGTGTAGGTGTAGGATGAGGTGTAAGAATATCCTGATCAATAATTGGTAGTTGACCATTGATAATAACAGTCCTTAGATAAGGTCCCGCAGGTAATTGCGGATGCGGTGGCCAGATGGTTGTAGCATCCATAGAATTTACGGGTCTAGGATTAACTGTAGGACTAAGTGATGGATGTGGACAATTAGGTAACACACCACCACCTAAGCCAGGATGATGCGATGCACCAACCCCGACTCCGTGACCACTGTCACTACCCATATAGAGTGCTGCTCCTGTACCTGCTGCCATTACGTTATTTGGAAAGGATTACCGTATGCTTCTCCCGCGTCTGCTGCTTGAACTGCAGCTGAACTAAGATCATGGAACATTCGCAAACTTCCGCTTGCAGTCCATGCCTTACAACCTGGTCCTAAAAGACCTGACATGGTGTAGTTAGTAGTTACTGTTCCACCTTGTCCGTCACTTGCGGTTCCACCAGTAGATCCCGCAGGTGCATTACATGTAAAATGTGCACATCCTGTATTTACGGGATTCATAGACAATGTTACGTTCAGTGTGGTTTCTTTTGCGGTATCCGCACGGTATTGTGTCATAAAGTATTTAGTATTGGTTGACGCAGCAGGTAATTCCGTAAATGACCCTTGTACTGTCTCAACAAAACTTTCTTTAAAGTTACTTACCTCTGGAATGGAGGTTTGTGTAACATCATCAATCGATTGACTGCGTTCCGCTTTAGTTCTTTCAAGTTCTTCAATCAATACTTGCTTCATAGATGAGTCAATATACTGATCTTTGTCTAAAAAACTCAGGTCATAAGTAGTTTCTACAATTTCACGCAATGGTTCAGTCGCATTTGATGAATATTTACGTTGTGGCATCACGGAAATGCGTCTTCTATCGTTATCTAACTTGATTTCTACTGTAGGTTCACGAGAAACGTTGGTAGATGACTGTAAAACTTGTTGATATGCGTCATCTAGTGCTTGAATATCGCTAGAAGACATCTCTGGAGCAACATTTTGAGGTAATTGTTGCAAAGTTGCCTGATTTTGTCGAATTATTTCATTTATTCTCTCTTCTGGAATGCCTAATTCCAATAATCTGTTGTAAGTAGTCGGATCTAACGCTTTCATGAAGGTTTCATCGATCTCAGTGAACTGAGGTTTCGGAAATGAACTCATAATTTCTTCATTTCTTTGTGTAAATGTCGGATCATACGCAGCATTTGTAAAAACTTCGTCTTTTTTCTTGTAATTATTGCGAATCCAGAGTTTTGGAAGATTATTTTCGTCATAACCGCTACCTCCGCGTTCAATTTCTACCGCAGTTAGTACACCTGCACTAAAAGTTGTCTTCACGGTTGCCTGTTTTCCCGAATCAATCAATGGAGGAGTGATAATTACGTCTGGTTCCTCTTGTAATTGGTTCCAACCAGCACCTCC